GGATGCTGACGTTGAAAACAGGTGGTAGCACTGCATCAACTCCGCTTTGAAGCTGGCGCACATTGCGCTTCCGGTAAAAGCCATATCAAATCTCCTTTACAATGGACGCCAACTCAGGCGCACCAGCTTTTGTCAAAGCATTAGCAATCGTTACGCGGTCGTGCATCACCGCCTGCCGCATATGGTCTAAAACCACATCACGAACCAAGGCACGGTAGGTCAGCGCCTGCTCGCGAATTTCTCTGGGAGCCGAAACAGACACACTTAAAATCTTATCCATTGCCAAGTCGGCAAGTTCATCCGGCGTAAGTCCACGGTAGTCCGTAGTGATGACTACTGGAGATCCTACGGTTCCACCCATCGCATCTAACATTCAGCCCCCTAAGTGACCGGATAGCGTACTTGACCAGAACGGTAAGCATCGCGGCGGTCTTTACCATCACCAAGCTGTTTCAACAGCCCCATCGCTTCATCGTACCGTTTCTGATACATCACGAGTACGTCCTGCTCACCCTTCATGTAGGTGTACGCTTCCAGCAACGCGCCGTAAAGCAGCGTGGAGTCAAAATTATCACCCAGCCAAGTAGTGCCAGCGGTGACGATGGACTCGGGGTAATAGTAGTAGTGAAGCTCGGCGGTGTAAGCTAAATCCGGGGTCGGCCCAAGGATGAACGAATTAGAGTCGAAGATGGCGTAATACTCAGGAAGTCCGCGATCTAACACTGCCGTCGTCGGATAGGCTGCGCGGATAAAATTCACATCTTTATTAAGCAGGTATTGATACTCTCCAGCAGCATCAATCACCGCCAACGAAAACGTCGCCAGCCAGTCGGTGGGTACTGACAGATATTTATTCCCGATAGTCAGAGATCCAGTCACATTTTTACGGATAGCCGGAAGCTGAACAGTGTTATAAATCCGCTGCTCTGCCTGCTCGATAAACGTATTAATGTCAGCCGTAGCGAACTCGTTCTCTACATACGACTGAATCTCCGTCACTAACTCGGAATAATTCATCTGTTAGCCCATCTTATCGCTAGCCATCGTGCCCTTGGTCGCCGCACCACATCCACGGATTTTAATGGTCTGCTTCTTCGGTGCCTGATCAAAATCAACGGTGGAATAATTTCCCACGCTGATGCAATCAGAAGGCATCGGCTTGACATTGCGACCAGTGAAATCTTTAGCGTTCACAGCCTTCCCAGTCATCGTATGCGGCTCGGCGTAGACCGACGCTGGGCCTACCTCCTTACCTCCACGTTTCATACTGTATTTAGCCATTACCGCCCCCGCTGATTGTTAGCACGGGCCATGTTCCGGCCCACTTTCCGCATTTCCAAACCAGTCGGGCCACCTTTCTTCATGCACTTGGTAGCGCCGCCCTTGTTGAACCCTTTGGCTTTGTTTGCCGGTTTAATGTCATGCTGTTCTTGCATGTGCTTGCTCAAGCCGCCATTGTTCATCTTCTTCATGAGATAGTCACTCCTACTGTTCCTACTACACCCACCGCTGCCAAATCATTTGGCGTCAGCGCACTGTTACCGCCGAATCCTACTGGATTCCAGCCCCATTGAATCTGCCGGCTACCTTCTCCCAAAGCGCCCAAATAGTTCAACCCAGACACAATGTATGTGTTATCCCGGCGGGGGTTCCGCACGGCTTGGGGATCTTCTACCGGGTATAGCCCCTGCAAATTTTGCGGGTGGTCGGGTTCCCAGCAGGTCGGACAAACCAAAATATTGGTCTTCTTTGTCCGAATGACCAACTCTTTCAACTGCTTCAGCTTATACCTCTGGCCGCACCTATCGCACTCGGCAATAGCAATCCGACCAGATGTAAACTTATTGCTCATTGGATGAACATCTCACGCGGCACAATTCGCCAAGCCGCTTTCTCACGATCCTCATCCGATGCCTGCTGCCAAGCCTCGTCATACATCTGCTTAAGCATAGGAATCCGTTGCGCTGCTTCTGGGATCTTAAGCGCCACATAGTACGCCAATCCCGCCACCATTGCAGGTAGGAAACGAAACGGGATGTCTTGCGTGTTGACGCCAGTCCCGGCGTCTAACATCCGGCGAAGCCGCCAATACACAAGTTGGTAGGTGTCGGAGACGTTGGGCACAGGCCACAACGTGAACGTCGGATACTGCACGCCGCTGGGTTCAGTAGCCCCGCTCTGCCGGTTGATGTAAATCTGGATCGGACGACCCTGCGCGGTCTTATTGGGTAGGCTGGAGTAGGTCGAAACGCTAATGCGCGAAACCGGGATGTCCGATTGAATCGAAGTCCCCGCATTGGTACGGATAACGTGTTCCATCAAGTCAACGGTGTCTACGGGGAGGGGGTAGGTAGCTTGCCCTTGGGAGAGGGCGACCGTGTCTGACTCAACTGTCCACAAATTAATCCCGCGATTCGCCCACTCGGCAAACATCAAATTAAGACTGCGCCGGGCCGTCCGAAATTCATAACCAGTTCTCAACTCCGCGCCCGCCCGCTCAAACGCCTCTTCGATCAACTCGTTGAGGTTGAGGTTAAATACCGGAGGAGACGCGGAGGTAGTCATTACTTCTTACTCTTCTTTGCGGTCTTGGCAGACTGCGTGAACGCTTTATCAGTCGGCGCGCCGGGGGAGTTGGGTTTCCGCATTTTTTCTTTGCTACCCGCCGCAATGCGGGCTTTTTTCGCGTGAATGTTAGCGTACAGCCCCGGTTTAGCAGCCATTATTTCTTAAACCCCTTTAACGTCTGCGCCAACCGCGCACGTTTGCCCATCAACCCCGGAGCCTTAGCAGCTTTAGCAAGTTTACCCGCAGGGATGGGTTTGTCACCCTTGACGCCCAAGGAGGCGCGGAGCGCCCCCGGCTTCTTGATAGCCCCGGCGATCCAGTTGGTGCTGCCACCCTTACTCAACGCCTTAGCCTTCGGCATTTTCGCTTTGCTCATGATGCCCATACCGCGTGAAACTCTCATCGCATCGTCCCTTTGGTGTGGCCTTTCTTGCAGCAGCCATCCCCGCGAGTTTTAACCACCCCGCCTTTGGCGTAGGTTTTGGTTTTCACTTTGCCGCCCTTACGCATCTGCTGCGGTTGGGCAACGGGCTGGCCGATGTTCAGAGGGCCGTAGGCTTGCGGGGCAGCGCGAACGCCACCCACTCCGGTTTCGGAACCAATCTGCACCAACGGGGCATTGTTACCCAACCCAATCCCGCTGTTAGAGCCACGAGGTTGGTCAAAAGCGGACTGGATTCCAGAAGAAGCAGTGCCGCCATCTACAAATCGCTTAGTCCGCTTTTTCATCATTACATTTTCACTCGTTTGAGCTTGGTTTTGCCACGAATCGCGCAACCGTCGATGCTGCCGCCCTTGGCAAACTTCATTACCTTACCGCCGCCGCGTTTCATGTCCTTGGCTTCTTTCTCTTCGTGCTTGATCATGGATTTCGGAGCGCCCTTCTTTTTGAAGAACGAAACCTCCTTCTTGACCATTGCCTTGGATTCTTTCGCTTTTTTCACATTGCCGCCTTTTTTATATCCTCGCCCAGTAGCCGCTCCGTAAATATCCGAAGCGCGTCGGGAAGCTTTTTCCCCCATCACCCTTGCAGGGTTAACAACTTTACCGGGGATGGTGCCCGCAACATCTTTCATGAGTTCCGGAATCGTAGCGCCCTTAAACGCCCCAGTCACAGCAGGGGCACCGGCAACCGCGCCCATCATTGCAGCGGTGGCGTCCAGATCTTTCATCCGGCTCTCTTTACGGTATTGGTTCGCCAAAGAACCTTTTCTATCAGCTTCACGAGACGCCATGTTTTGGACTTCACCAGCGGAGTACTTGCGTGGAGGGATTTTCCCCAGTTCACGAGGCGAAGTACGCGCAGAAAGGTCTTTCAGAGCCTTCCGAGTACCATCTTCCGCTTCGGGTTTGGAAGAGGACGGCGACGACGAAAAATTTCGAGTCCCTGTCTGACCCATCGAAGTACGCGGCTTATCACGTTCCGCTCGGAATTTCGCCGTGTCAGCAGTGGTGCTGTACTTAGTGCGGCGCGGTTCATCTTTACGCTCAGTGGTGTACTCTTTAGTAGCCCCGTCCTTGCCCTTAAATTTAAATTTAAGGTCACCGCGATCACGAGCGGCGGCAAATTCTTTTTCAAAAGGCGAAAGCTGTTTAGCCATTTCTATCTCCTAACAATTCCACGCCCGAAGGCTTTTGTTGATCCTGCTGTTGGGGTCGCTGGCGGTTTTTTTGCTAGTCAGCTTCTTCTTCATCCCTTTCATCCGGGCACAGAATGAATCCCTACGCGGGCCACCTTCCGGCTGCGGAGCTTTCAACCCCGGCTTACCGGGGTTAGCTTTGTTGTAGGACGCACGGCCTTTGGCGTTCAAACCGCCCGATTCGGCTTTACCTTCTTTACGAGTCCACGCTTCAGTTTTGTGTTTAGCCATTATCCCACCTGAGCTATAGTTACAATGACAGACGCAGTTGACGGATACGGAGGAGATACAGACGCCGCATAGGGGGTAAGTGTGATTCCTGACGTTTCTTTTAACCAATACAATTCTACATATTGACTAGCAGTCAAGTTAAGGAAATAGTTCCAGCCCGTAACAATATGACTGGGTGCGCCTACACTTTTACGGGAGGGAATGCTAATTAACCCCGTAGACCCGGCTAAATCTGCCCCATTGATACGCACCCAAACCCAAATGTCTTGGACAGCTTGGTCTAAATTTTGAAATTGCCCACTCCATTGAAGGTTGTACACCCCCGTCACAGGAACCGTAAGCCGAGATCCTGATACAAGCGTAACCCCATCAATAGCGTCGGCGGTATCGAACGTCATCGCCGTGGGAGTGGTCGTAGACCCTGTTTGAGTTGTGGTGTCTTGCCAAGCGCCAAAGTTGCTATAATTGGTGCGGAATAACGTACCAAATGCACTGGAAGGCGTCTGGACGTTCACACCACCCTGCACCAACGGCACAAGTTCTGTGCCTGTTAACGC